CAGAAGGTGCATTCATTCTAATGCTTGACTCAGAGCACGCTCTCGACATTGGTTACCTTAAGAAGATCGGCGTTGATGTTGGCGAGGATAAATTCCTTTATGCTGGCGTTACCACCTTCAGCGATGTTGTCAAAGTTGTTTCAGAGTTTATTACTGACTATGAAAAAGCTTATGGTCGCGATAACCCTGATAGCCCACAGGTAATCATTGCTCTTGACTCAATTGATATGCTTATCACTGATTCAGAGAATGATCACTTTAATTCAGGCGTTCAGAAAGGCGATCAAGGTCAACGCGCTAAGCAATCAAAGCATATGCTTCGCACTTTAGTTAGCCGCATCAAGCGTAACCCAATGTCTTTCATCATTACGCATCAAGTGTATCCTAACACTGATCTAATGAATGGTCAAGGCCTTTGGATTATCAACAATGCTATCCGTTATTCAGCATCACAAATTATGCTCATCGTTCCAGCAAAGCTAAAAGAAGGAACCGACGTAGTAGGTGTTCGCATGAAGGTGGAAACATACAAATCGCGCTTCGCGCAAGTTGGTACTAAAGTTGAGGTTGAAGTGCCTTATACATCTGGCATGAATCCTTATTCAGGCTTTCTAGATATGATGGAAGATCTTGGTGTTGTTAAAGCATCAGGTGCATGGAAATCACTAGAGCTACCTGGAAAAGAAGTTAAGAAGTTTCAAACTAAGCATCTTGACGCTGCTCTTGTTGCAGAAATTCTTTCTCACCCAACTATTGTTCAGTCAGAGAAAAATGTTCTTGAACTAATGGCTGACGAACAGAGTTATGCTGACGAAGCTGCAGAACCTAAACTAGGCACTATGGAGAATGATGATGAATGAAATGATTACAATTGACGTACTTACTGGCGGATTTGTTTTAACTTATCCAGTTTTTACCACAGTCGATGGAAAGCAAGATGTTACTTGCGTGCGTGAGGTATTCACTTCACCTGGCAAGCTAAACAAAAAGCTTAAAGAGGTAATCGCGGCTATCGGCCTCGTGACCGACAACTAAGATAGTGGAGGGGGCAATGCCCCCTCCCAAACCTAAAATGAATAACTTTATCTCTGCTAAAGCAGTAGGAAAATTGCAGAGCTTAATCGACAGAGTTGATGCAACTGGGTGCCTTTTTTCATCATGGCCTGATGGTGGTGTTGATTTCGACTATCTGTTTTCTTTTCCTCTAAATGATAGTATAATGATCTTTGATGTTCCAAAGATTTTTGTCAATAACATACTTTTTGGGCAGCTTGGTGGTCAGATCGATTTTGATGACAGATCTGAAGAATTCATTATCACACGAGAAAAATAAATGTCCTTTATTCTTACGCTTGAAGAAACAAAGCTCGAGCAGATCATTGAGCTACTACCGCGCTATGAGCAGCTAATTACAGATGCCGAGCCAATTTTTAAGCTAGAGGGAAGGCGTTTAGAAGAAATCATGCGCACTCTCCCCCACTATCAATCGCGCTATGACCAATCATTTAAAGAAATGAAAGCACTGGAGTCATGGCTAGATAATCTCAAAGAGAAAACAGTTTCAAAATATTGGAAAAAATATTTAGAGGGATATCCTCGCGCACTTTCTACGCGTGATATTCAAGCCTACATTAGCGGTGAAAAAGAAATTGTTGAGCTAAATCAAATAGCTATCGAAATTACGCTGATGAAAAATAAGCTTGAGTCCATAGTTGCCGCATTGAGTCAAATGGGCTTTATGCTAGGACATGTTACTAAGCTACGAATCTCAGAAATGCAAGACGCGATCTTTTAAGGAATTTATATGTCAGACCCTTTTGATACATTTGATCCATTTAGTATTCCTGCTGATCCACCACATTCACCGCAAAATACTAATATCAATAACACTAATAGCAGTACTGGGGCTTCAATTGCATGGAGCGGTTCTAACAATTCGTGGCCATTCGCGGTGGGCACGGCATCGACTAATTCTAGTGTTACTTTCGGGCTGCCGGCAAAATACAAAGTTCAATATATTATTGAACTCACAGACGGACAAACACTACAGCTTAAAGAGCAACCGTTTATTACGCCGCGCGAGATGATCGGGCTGTGCAAGCTAATTAATATGGTAAGCATTGCAACACAAGTTGGACTTAAAGTTATGTGGTCGGATTTAATCACTGAGCTAGCAATTGATCGCCACTTTGTTTCTGGCAGTAGTCGTAACTCCTATACAGATGCAGATACTCAATACGTTTTTCTAATTGACGAGATGTGATGGCAAAAACATGTTATCTAACAGTTGCTGATGAAGTATGGTGTACTATTACTGGCCTTCTTCCATCTGAGCAAGAAACTCTTTATAATGCATTCGCACCCCATGTTGAAGGCTACTTCTTTCAGCCAAAGTATAAGATGGGGGTGTGGGATGGTCGAGTAAGATTTTATCAGAAGACAGGCAAAACATATTTTAGACTATTAGATAAAATTCTTCCCTATATTGAAAAATGGGGATATGAGATTGACATCACTGATCGTCGATCACCGCTAGACAATCCTGTAGCTGATTGCTCAGAAGATCAATTTTCTCACATTGAAGTTGGTGGTAAGCCATTTAAAATTCGCCCATATCAAGTAGAGTGTGTGAATGAGGCTGTCATGGCAGGCTCTGGCTTCATCATTGCTGGCACTGGTGCTGGCAAGACTACCATTACGGGTGCGCTATCAGACATTTATTCTCGTGCCGGATTTAAAACAGTGACTATCGTTCCTTCAGCTGACCTAGTAGATCAGACCGCTGAATGGTATGAGTTGCTCGGTCTTGACGTTGGGCGTTATGCTGGTGATAATAAAGACATCAATCATATGAATGTCGTAGCAACATGGCAGGCATTACAATATAATCCTGCAATCCTTCAGGACTTTCAGGCACTTATTTGGGATGAAGCGCATGGCATGAAAGCTGCAGTTGCGCAGAAGCTTATTAATGAAAATGGCAAACACATTGCATTTCGTTTTGGCGTTACGGGCACATTCCCAAAGCCTGAATCTGATCGTCTTTCTTTGCTATCTTCAATTGGTCCTATTCTTAAAGAGATTCCAGCAGCCTGGCTAATTGAGCAAAGCTATTTGTCTAAAGTTGAAATTCAGCCAGTCGAGTTGAATGAGACCTATGTTGATGAAGAGTTTCCAGACTATGCTTCTGAGAAATCGTTTTTGTCAAAGAGCCCTGCACGGATGGAGATGATTGCTGACGTTATTATTTCACAGTGCGCCCAACACGGTAATACTTTAGTGCTTGTAAACTCGATTCCTTTCGGTGAAAAGCTTGCATCACTTATTAAGGGTGCAGTATTTCTTTATGGAGAATCTCCAAAGGATTTGCGAAAAGAACATTACGAAATGTTTGAAGAGCATGATGATTTAATTGTTATCGCATCGTCAGGGATTGCATCAACAGGTATTTCAATTGACCGTGTTTTTTGTTTAATGCTTGTTGATGCTGGTAAGAGCTTTATTAAAGCTATTCAATCTATTGGCCGCGGCCTTAGGCGTGGCAGAGACAAATCTACAGTGCATGTAGTTGATGTGCACTCAAAGCTAAAGTTCGCAAAGAAGCATTACAAAGATCGCGAGAAACATTACAAAGAAGCTGGCTATCCAATTCTTAAAAAGCAGTCACTAAAAGTAAAGGGCTAATATGCAACAAGTTAAATCTGTTAGAGCGTTAACATTGGATTTTAGCAATTTCAAAAATCATACTCCATACGGCAAAATTTATCGAACACACATTATAACAGGTTATTCGTTAGATGAGGTAGTGCGTTTTTGCAGTGCTGCGTGTACGTATCCGTCATATCGTCATAGGTTTAAACGGGACGGTATAACAAATCGTGCTGAAGTTATTTGTGATTTCGCAGTAGAAGCAGATGCTAAAGCGTTTGCGAAAAAATTTAAAATTAACGCCACAGCTCCTCTAAGTGTTTTTGATTTTGGGGAGCTGTACGGGCAAGAGCTTAAAAATGCTATGGGAATTATTAGTGACACTGAATTAGCTGAAGTACTTTTTAGCGTCAGCGTACGTCAAAGCATTATTGATAAAGCTGATGCTGAATTGCTGTTTACTGAGTATGAGACAATATTGTATAATATCTTCTCATTTAAGTTTCAAGAATACTACAATACTATTTTG